GCAGCTACCATCTGATAGCTGCGGATAAAAATTAAGCAGTCCTTTTCCACATGTAGCATGTGATATAGGGCTGCAGGTTATTGTGGGCATTGCCGGAACCAGCTGCGGCAGTGGAACCAGAGATAGTGTGCGAGTGAGAACCGGCGCTGGTAGTTGTCTTGTTGCTGACAGCAGTGTAGCCGGAAGTGGCGTCGATAAGCACTCGATTGCCACCGCTGGTACCCCATGAGGCTTTCTGGTTCTTTAAGTCATGGGTATGCCCACCAGTGCTTGCTGTCGTCAGCGTACCTTTTGCATGCGTATGAGAAGGCATCTGCGCTGTGGTCAGTGTGACAGCAGAAGCACCACCTGTTTTTTCTACTGTTGCAAAGTTTGTGTCGTTTGCATTCACGCCGACTGGAACACGGCCCGTTCCCCAAGCCACCCAAGTGCCTCCAAAGTAAGTGGAAGGGTTGGTGTTCTTGACACTCATGTAGATACTTCCGACAGGATAAAGAGCACCTGTGAATTCCTTGATGTAATCCTTCAGCAATTTGCCGTAGACCTTTACATCCCATTTTTCAGATACCTCAAAGCAGTTATCTGTTTCAGATACCTTACCGACGGCCACACCCTTGCCACCACTCTTAAAGTCCATGACTACCGACGCTGTAGATACGATGTCTGTGATGCTGATAGTTGAGAATGCATCCTTCAAATCATAGCGGACCTCATAGGAGGTCTCGGTGGAAATCTTACCGCCACCAAAGGTGAAGGCCGTACCGGAATTGAAGCTGGCAGAGGCATTGGTCCACGTGCTACTTCCGGCGACTCGGTAGTAGGTGGAGCGAGTCACTGTATTCTTGGAGCTGCAGGAAGCAAAGCTGTAGGATACCGTTCCTTTGATGTAGGTTCCATCATCGGTGAGTGTGCCTCCGCTGTTACAACGCTGCGAGTTGTAGGAACTAAAAGAAGGTGGACTGTAGGCGACGACAGAAATCGACACGGTTGCAGCAGCAGAGGTTCTTCCTCTGGAGTCCGTTACGGTTGCTGTGAAGGTAATCGTTCCGGATGAGTTAAGGAAGCCTGTCGTGAGTGAACTCTGTGTTCCAGAGTAGCCGCCACCACTGATACTGTAGGTCTTTATAGTGGAGCCGTAGATTCCGGCAGCACCATTTATCGTTAGCGTTGCTTTCGACTTCGACTGCACATAGATACCCCAAGCGGCAGGGACAGAGCCATCCACACGAGTAGCAGTCAGACTGCTGATGCTAGGCTTGACGGAGGAAGGAACCGTCAAAGTTAGCGTGCAGGTTTTAGTTCCAATCTTAGATGAGCCATTGTAGGTATCGCAGGTAATCGTACAAGTACCGCTTGTCGTGCTTGGTATCTGATTTGCCAGTGTGAGAGCTGGTGTCCATGATACCGAAGTGGAGGTGGTCTTTGTCGTGATGGTCCCTGTGGAATTACCAAAGGCATAGGTCAGCGTATGGGTGAAGGAGGAAGAAGCCCTTGAGATAGTAATCGTAGTGGCACTTCCCATATTCACTGAGGTGGCTGTTACCGAGGATGCTCTGGGAATGGTATTCAGCGTATGCGTTCCGCTCGCTGATACATTAACCGCATAGCTATAGACACCAGCTTCACAGCTTAATTTGAAAGATTTTGTACCATCAGCGTTATGGCTGATCTTTAAAGACCCCGATGCTATCACAGTTCCGTTATAGAGCTGAATACGATTGTCGGTTGAGGTGGAGTAGACAGTTGTGCCGTTGATGACAGCCTTAAAGCCACCAGACATGACCCAGCCACTTGCAGAGCCGGAACCTTTGAGGGTCCATGCAATAGTTGATGTATTATTTGCTATATTTTGACTGGACAATGTCCAAGAGAGAGTAACAGAGCGGCCTTCTTTCTGGCCGGTTGTGATACTTCCGCTGGAAGCCATAATGAATCACTCCTTTACAATGCCGGGCCTCTCCATTTGATAGAGAGGTTACCGTTACTTCTTGGGATAAAGTCAAACCATCCTCTGGTCTCATTGCCAAGGGATAGTTTGTTACGAACCTCCGCATTGGTGATGACCAAGCTGTTATTGGAGATATATGCGATTTTCTGACCGTTCTCTTTGAAGGCCAGTTCATTGTTGGAGAGCTCGGCAGTGAATGCGTTTCCGACCTTGCCAAGCTCAATAAGAGCTCCTTTGAAGCGGATATATTCTTCAAGGAGCTCTTGATTGGTAGTAATATTGTCCTTCAGTTCATCTGTGATAGTGGAGAAGTCCATACGGATTTCGCTACTGTTTTGAGTAATCGTAGATTGGAAATCCTGCTGGATAGTTGCCATTTCTGAGCGTGAGATATAGTCTTCACGGACAGCGAGACGAATCTGCTCTGAGGATTTTGAAATCTCCGAATAGCACTCACGCACATTTTCCTGAATGGCTGCGATGTCATCCTCGTATCCGGCAACATTCTGGAAAGAAGCCTGACAGGAAGTGATAAGTGCCATAGGACCACCTCCTAGTTGGAAACATCACACTGCAGTGTCAGCAAGCTGTCGATATCGGCAGCGGAGAGATAGATGACTTTGCCAGTCTTACCAAAGGTGACTGCATTGCCATCCTTATCTTGTGCATACCAGTTATAGGTCATAGACTGCTTTTCTGTTGCATCGGCCCAAGCGCTACCAGAATATTTCTGGAGTGTGACAGTCTTTGCTGAGTGACTAATTTTATACCAGAAGGCACCGGTCGCAGGATTGGAAGGTGCAGTCTCACTGATAGGGCCGAGCAGTGCATCCACTTCCTGCTGATTGGTGCGGACGATGACGTAAGGGCAGACACCACCCTGATTGTTCTTTACCGTAAAGCCTCCGATAGAAAGAAGCTCTGATACATACGGGTCAGATTTATCTTCAACTGTGATGACATCCACATAGGACTTGCCGCCATAGGTCATCGTGCAGCGGTAGGACTGAATGTTTACGATGTCGCTTCCAGATACCGTCAAGGTAGCAGAGGTCGCACTGGAGATATTTGTCCATTTGCCACCAGTGTATTTTGCCCACTGATAAGTAGCACTGGTGATAGCAGTCGTTCCAGAATAGGCAGAGGTTGCAAGTGACAGGCTTCCGGACTGGTTCATCACGATAGTGCCATTGGGCGCATAAATGGAGAAAACAACAGCACTGGTGCCATTACTTCCTCTGGTGGACTTCGCCCAGGCAAACTTCTTCACGACTGTTTTTCCAGAGATAGTGAAGGTCAAATCAACGGTACCGTTGACAACATTCGCACCGCCGAGTGTAGCAGAGGCTGCAACAGAAAGAACGATGGAACCAGCAGCAGATGCAGTTGCCGCAGTATTGGTCTTCAGGGTCATACCAGAAGGCAGTGTTCCAACGGAGCAGGTACAGGCAGTCTGTGTGATGCCAACATATCCGGTAAACGGAATCGTGATATCAAGGGCTGCAGTTGCTGCACCAGAAGAGGAGCACGCAATGGTCTGGGCCTCATTACCGAGAATGATAGAAAGTCCGCCGGTTCCTGCTGCACCCGGAGACCCCGGAGAGCCTTTGCTGCCGTCATACATTTTGGTAATGGAAATGGTGTCATAGACATCGGCATCATCTGTAAGGAGTTTGATTTGAGCGACATTATCGACGAATACGGTGTGCACAGGCTTTACGACGAGCGTTCCACCCGTGATGCTGGTATTGTCGGAAGTTGTCGGATAATCTGCCCATGCACCAGAGCTGTTTTTATACTGCCACTTGGAAATGGAGACACCCTGAATCTGTGCTGTCAATGTTGCCTGAGAAGCACCAACGAGCGCAGAAGAAGCATTGTACTTGAATACATAGGTATCTGCTGTCACATAGGCGAGCTTTGCGTTCTCTGCATTGCGCACCAAAGTGTAGGTAATATCCGATGTGATATTGACCGTGTTCTTGGTCTCGGAATCGTAGTAGCTGATATAGCAGATGTAGGTAATCATCCCTGTGGAAGAGGCAGCCAGCACATTGCTGTTGACCTTCAGGATTCCTCCGGTAACTTTCTCATTAGAATTCAGTGCTGTCTCAGCGCCGCTTCCGTCCTTACGTTTCCATGTGATAGTCAGACCAGAGGAGTTGAGTGCAACATTGGTCTGGTCAAGGAAAACGACCGGCGTAAGTGTAAGATTTGTGCTGGCCCAGCTTGGTGCGTAGGTGTGCGGCAGCACATTCGGGTTTTCACTCTGCGTCTTAGGCAGATTGGAAGTGATATAAGCCGACAGCTTTCGTTGGTCTGTAATGTCCACGAAGGTCTGCTGGCTGGAAGTTAAGATTGTAGGCATTTTCTGGCCCTCCTTTATACAGATACTTCACAGTAGAAGGATGCGTTATCTTGCACATCCTCTGTGGTTATGATGATTGATTTCATTCCAGTGTGGGTGGAATCCCACTGTGCATCCGACTCTTCATTACCGGATTTCCTATGCCAGACAAAAGCAGAATCCGGAAGAGTTGTAGTGATATCCTTATCCCATGAGTACACCTTGCAGGAAAGACGACTATTCTGGCCCTTGTCCTTAAAGATGCTGATGCCATCCACGATGAGCTCCGTGCGGTACATCTTAGAAGCAGCGATGCCATCCACCTTACCGGAAATACCCTCAATAGTAGCAGTCTGACCGAGCAGTTCATCCTCGATGGCTGTAAGGTTTTCATTTTGCTTTGCGGAAATCGTAGTAAGCTTGATACCGCTGGCACCAATGGTGATGGTGTTGCCAGAAGGATTTAAGTAATCTACGGTCTTGCTCATGCAGGCGTAGCGCCCATCAATGCCATGAGGCGGAGACAGGCAGTCCACAAATTGTCTGGCGTGGATGTTGCCGATATCTGCTCCGGTGTCTGATTCGTCTACAATGGTCAGCTCCATGCTTGTGATACCGGCGATAAGTTCTGCCAGACGAGCATTGGCTTTGCGGAGCAGGTTTCCCGGAAGCGTGACATTTTCCCAGACTTCTGTTGTCCATATCCATCCGATTTCTTTTACAGCGGCATCATCGTAGATATAATTTTGACCACCGTTTACAGAAGTGATGTCGATACGTTCATCGGATTGGACCTCGTTTTCTTCTTCATCGGTGGTCTTTTTCTTTGCCCCAAGTGGGATGAGAGCTGTGATGCGCTCGGTATGATCACGGGTGATTTTGACATCCATGAGGTTTTTGCCATATTCCACAGTCTGGATAGAATGTACATTGAACTCAGCAAGGTAATCCAGAACCTTCCCGGAATCTGTGTAACGGACCATCAAGTAGCCGCCATGTGTATTGATGAGCTTACTTTTGATGGCATCCAGCGTGCAGGAATACTCTGAATTGCTGTAGTTGATATAGTCGTTGTTATCCGTGACTGTGATATTACCAAGTTTGAAACGCTTCTTTTCTTCAACGGCCTTATTGTGCACTGACAGGAAATACTCCAACAGACCTTTGAGGGTCCCCTTATAGGAGAAGGGCGGCTGCTGACTATCCTTGAGATAGGCCAGAGCCGACTCACAGGTCCAAGTATGCGTATTGTAAAAATCGCTGCCGTCATTTAGAGCACGGCCTTCAAATACGGTGTTGTCACCCTTTTTGCAAACAATGGTGGATGCCATCGGGTGGATGGAATCCAGATAGGGATGATTAAAAGGGGCAGATAGTGTCAGGCTATCGATGTTCTCTGCGTCCTCGGTCATCTTTGCTTCTGTAATAGCAAGCTGAGAAAGCTGCGGATGATAGAAAAGCTGACCATCAACATATATACGAAAGATACTCATAGGCGGCCCTCCCTGAAGCGGAAGGTCGTCGTACCGGTTCCTTTGATGGTGACGGTATTTCTGCCAGCTTGTAATTCAAATTCTGGAAGCGTCCAAGTGCCAGCACTGAGAGACTTTCTAAAAGTATCACCGCTGATGCTCCAGCTAAGAGCTGTTTCTGCCGTGGTCGTGATAATAGGGACCACAGGCATAAAGTCATTTTCGATGATAAGAGTACCGGAACCAGTCAGATTAACAACCGTCTCATCAACGTGGTAACGATAGGAGTCGGCATCTTCACTGGAAATTACCAGCTGACCTTTTCCGGAGATAGGGTCATATTCAGAAGTAATCTCCAAAGTTCCGATGGCATAAAGCTCAGGTTCTTCGCTGGTCGATACCTTTACGAGTTGACCGGCATAGCGGTTTGCCATTTCAGCAACCATCTGGTCATATTTTGTTCTGGTTCCCAGCATGGAAAATGTCAAAGAAAAGCTCCGAGGCTGATACGATACACGCCCCAGAGCTTCTGTATAACGAATGGGAGAATTCCTTCCCGGCACCACAATCGTATTGGTCTGCGACTGCGGCACGGGAAAGGAGATAGTTTCTCGGAGCCAGCCCATGCCAGCGACTGATGCTCCGTTTAATTTGATTTCAGGTGTCATAGACTGAGCCTCCTTTGTAATTTTTGTGCTTTACCAAGCTCACCGTCGATTGCCGGGAGCAGGTGTCCAACCAGTGTACCGTCCTCAAGGTAGATGCCCTTGCTGGAATTATCTGCGATGACCGCCAGATATTTTTCCATTGCACTGGTATTGAGATGACTAGAAATCATCGCTTCCAGCTGCTTGTAGAAACCGGCCAGAGGAAGGATTGCTTCTGCACCGGCCTCACCACCAGCCATCAAGGAAGAACCGTTCATACCAAAGATGGTAGGGCTGGTCATGATACCACCTTCCTTGTACCAATCGATAGAAAGATGAGGAACAGAAGGTGGAGCAATGGAAAGTTTACCGGATACTCTAAAGTGTGGCAGCTTAATGTGTGGCAGCGAAATCTTCATGCCAGAGAAAAATCCCTTGATGGCATCCACCACACCTTTGACCTTGTTCTTTGCGGCCTCGATAGGAGTAGTGATAGCAGATTTTATGCCGTTCCATACTGAGGTGGCGGTCGATTTGATTCCATTAAAGATGCTGGTGACAGTGCTCTTTACGGAATTAAACACACTGGTGACCGTCGACTTGATAGCATTGACCGGAGTCGTGACTGCAGTTTTCACTGCAGTCCACACTGTGGTCGCCGTGCTCTTTATCGCATTGAATACTGTCGTTACGACAGATTTGATGGCATTGACGACTGTGGTCACCACCGTTTTTATCGCATTCCATACGGTAGTAAATACGGTCTTGATGGCATTCATCACGGTGCTGATAACGGACGCCACTGCATTGATGACTGTCGTCACCTTGGATTTAATAGCATCCCAGACTGCGATGATGATTTCTTTACAGTTCTCCCAGATAAAACGGAATGGGAGAGTGATGATATCAACCGTAGCTTCCAGAATGGAACCAATCAGCATGATGCCAGTCTGGACGATGTTTTTGATGGTCTCCCAGATTCCAGTGAAGAAGGAGACGATGCCATTCCAGATTCCTTCAAAGAAGGTCTTTATATTGGTCCAGACCTCATTCCAGCTAGTGCCAAACCAGCCGAGGACAACGTCAGCAACACCCTTGATAACATTCAGGATATTGGTGAAGAAGCTGCTGATTCCGTTCCAGATGGAAGAGAAGATTTCCTTCACTCCAGTCCATGCTTGGGACCAGTTTCCGGTAAAGATGCCGATAAAGACATCAAGGATACCGGTGATGACACCAGTCACAGTGGAGAGAATATTGGCGATGTGATTAAACACTCCTTCAAAGACAGGAGCGAGAATCTGACAAAATCCATCCCAGACGGTTTTTAGTACATCCACGATATCTGTAAACTGAAATCCTAGCGCATTTAGTCTGTCTACGATTCCTTGACAGAAGCCGGAAATGGTATCTTTGATACGATTCCATGTTCCGATAATGGCATCACGGAAGCCTTCGTTGGCCCTCCAAAGATGAACAAAGGCAGCCACCAAAACAGCGATGACTGCAACAACTGCCAACACGGGAGCAGAGACACCGCCAAGTGCAGCGCCCAGCTTACCGAGGACACCGGTACCACCTTGGATGGCAACTTTTAATTTGCTGACGCCATTGGCCAGTTTTACAAAGCCCTGCATCGCCACACCAATTTTCGATATGGTCGTTCCGATGATGATTAATAGCGGTCCGATGGAGGCGACCAAAAGAGCAATGGTAACAATGGTCCTCTTAGTACCTTCATCCATGCCGTTTAGCTTGTCTACGAAGCCTTGGAGTTTCGAGACGATAGAGCGGATGGCAGGCATCAGGATATCACCAAAAGAAATGGCAAGCTCCTGAAGCTGTGATTTTAAGATAGTGAGCTGACCGGCAAGATTGTCCTGCATGGTCATAGCCATCTTTTCTGCAGAACCGTCACAATTTTCAATGGCAGAGGATAGCTTTTCGATATCGCCCTCGCCAGCATTCATCAGAGCGAGGAAGCCAGACATGGCATTCTTACCGACAAGAGACTCTGCAGCTTGGGCCTTTTCGGATTCCGTAAGACCGCTGAATGCAGTACGACAGTCTGTCAAAATATCGGAAAGGTCACGCATGGAGCCATCCGCATTGGTGGTGGCGATAGTGACATCTCCGATGGCCTTACCACTGATTTTCACATCACCGGCAAGGTTATTCATGATAGTACGAAGGGCGGTACCAGCTTGAGAAGATTTGATACCGGCATTTGCCATAAGACCGATAGCCTCAGCAGTATCCTCAGCAGAGAAACCAAGCGCACCAGCGATAGGAGCACAGTATTTGAAGGTTTCACCCATCATGGATACATTTGTATTTGCATTGGAAGATGCTGCAGCGAGGATGTCTGCAAAATGACCGGAGTCTTTTGCAGAAAGTCCGAAGGCAGTCAAGGCATCGGTTACGATGTCAGAGGTTGTTGCGAGGTCTTCACCAGAGGCAGCAGCAAGGTTCATGACACCCTCGATACCATCCAGCATATCTTCAGTTTTCCAACCGGCCATCGCCATGTAGTTCATAGCTTCAGCAGCTTCGGTTGCGGAGAACTTAGTTTTAGCGCCCATTTCACGGGCTTTATTTCTGAGAGCATCAAAGTCCTTACCTGTAGCACCAGAAACAGCAGCTACCTGACTCATTGCAGAGTCAAAATCAGCTGCTGTTTTTACTGCGGCGACACCGACACTACCGATTACGGTGGTCACGCCCATCATCTTTTTACCGGCACCAGCGATGGAATTACCGACGGTCTCCATCTTTTTACCAGCCACATCTATTTTAGAAAGCGCAGTGTTTGTAGTGGCAGCTTCTTGCTGCAGGCGTCGTAATTCTTCCTCAGTCTCTACGATTTCACGCTGGAGAGCGTCATATTTGTCCTGACCGAGTTCTCCATTTTCCAACTGTTGCTTGGCCTGCTCCTGTGCTACCTTGAGTGAATCCAACTTTTCCTTTGTGGCTGCGATGGCATCTTTCAAGAGTCTTTGCTTTTGAGAGAGTAATTCCGTATTGGAAGGGTCCAGCTTCAAGAGGCGGTTGACGTCCTTCAGGGCAGACTGGGTAGAGCGGATTGAAGTATTGACTGACTTTAAGGCTTTATCTAGGCCAGTCGTATCACCACTGATTTCAACAGTGATACCTTTGATTCGATTTGCCACTTGTACGTCACCTCCTTAGAATTTGTCGAAGTCCTCCTGTGTTGCGATTTGCTGGTATTTCACATCGTCATTTGCCTTTTCTGTCCAAATGTCCATCACCATTCCAATGGTTAAAAGGTCAAGGTCTCTGATAGAGATACCGATTTCAATACAACGCAGGAGAAACAACGGTGTGGTCATTTCCCGGCTACTGCGATGAAGTTTTTTTTAGATTCAATTTCTGTCTGAAGATTCATGCCCCAGAGTTCGAGAATTTCAGGAAGTACCTCATATATGGAGAACATCTCAAATTCATCCAGCCACTCTTCAATGGTTGCCGGAATACTGTGGTCAGCATGGTAGGCCATGATATAGGCTACGTTCTCAAAAATCTCCAAGTCTTCGATCTCAAATGATGAGCCATCATCAGAGTTGCCCTTATAGGATGATTCAAGACGTGAGAGGTCTTTGAAGATATCACGCTTGAATTTTGCACGGTAGAGTCTGGGAATAGTAGCGGAGGAACGGAATTTGACCTGCTTATCACCGATTGTAATTGCTTTTTCTAACATGTCTTACGTCCTCCTTATCCTTCTGTCTTAGGTACCGGCACATAAACCTGCTGGTACCAGTTCTTATAAATTTCTGCATCTGTCGCATCACCGGTGCGGCTCTTGACGAGACCATCCTCTCTAGGATCAGCAGTAAGCGTGAGCTTTTCTTTACCAGGCTCGATGGTATCCTCTTTGGTCTCAGATTCAATGGACGGACGAGAGGAAGTGCAGTTGTAAAGCACATGGCGAATGCTTCTGACATCACCATCAAATTCAAAGAGCAATGCGAACTTCTCAAGTTCGGTGATGGTTGCATTTTCAATAAGCACGCCGTTGTTATCAAGCTCTTCTTTCAGAATTTCTGTACGGAACCATTCCGGAATGAGTGCGATTTCCAAATCGCCACTGTAACCGTTGTTGGCAGTGGAACGGAAATATACGATGCCATCGGCATAGAACGGAGAACTGTCACCCTCGGCATCCAAGCTGATGCTGACTGCACCGGGAATAGCCTTTGGCTTGGCGTAGGTAAAGGAGCCGTCCTCGCCACGAGTGAGCTTGGCGGCATGAACATTTTTCAGGTTATATTTGACTTTATTACCCATGTTGATTAAACCTCCATTTCAAATGTGTAGAGGACTTCATAGAGCTTCTCGCTCTCAATCCAGACCTCTGTTTTGTTATAAAAAATGCCGTGCTCATCAAGCACAGCTTCCAGTGTTGCTTCCAATGCCGGGTCCTTGCTATCACAGTAGAGTTCAATACGAACCTCGTTGATTTTGTAATAGACACGGCCATCTGCGGAGAAGTTATCGCTTCCCGGAAGTAGGTAGCAGATGAATGGTGGATTTGGCGATTCTCCTTCAGCAAAGTGGTCATAGGCAAAGGGGAGGGCCATCTCCGATAGGATTTGCAGTAATCTATCCATTTTTCAGACACCTCTCAATCTCAGATTCCAGTTCTTTGATACCGGCTTCTTCTGCAGGAACGATGTGGGAACGACCGGCCACACGGCCACCGCCACGCTTGGCATGACCAAATTCCAGGAGGTGAGCTAACTGATAGCGATTTCTGGAATACACAGTGACCTCCAGTGATTTGGAGGTTTCCTTTGTGTTCTTCACAGACCAGCTCTTGCTGTAGGCACCAGTATCTTTTGGAGCAGTACTTTGTATCTGCTTCTTTACAGTGTTACTGGCTTTTTTGACAGCAGCTTTCATATCTACCGTCGCAAGGTCAGCATATTCGGTCAGTTCCTTCATAACAGCTTCGGCGAGACCGTCAATTTTTACTTTCTGGGCCATGTCACCGCCTCACTTTCTGACAGGAGAGTTTGATACATTTTCGCTTAAAATTCATATGGTCTACTGCCAAAATATCGTATAGTTCACTTTCAAACTGTACCCGATATCCAGTAGAGGTAAGAGCAGCAGCTTTCTTGCAGTAACGGATCGTAAAATCAATCTTGGAATCATCTACGACAAGACCAGCATCGGTGGATTCCTTTCCAGCTTCTGCACTAACGGTGGCATAGCAGGTGTAGTAATCTTTCCAAGCGTTCTTTCGATTTCCAATTGCATCGGAGATGACTTCATTCTTCTGAATGTAGATGCGAACATTTAGCAGCTCAATATTCATCAGAAAGCCTCCTTTCTGGAACCGAAGAGAAGAGAGCGCAAAGTCAGTGTCAGAGCATGATGGTCAGCTTCCTCACGATGTTCGTAGAGGTAGGCTACCGCATAATAGACAGCAGGCTTTGCATTTTCACTTTCTTCAAAGACATCTTCATTCTGCCTTGTAATATCCATGCAGAGGCGTGTAGCTGATGTGATGAGCGTCTCGATGAGAAAATCGTCATCATCAAAATCCACTCGGAGATACTGCTTCATTTCTTCTAAAGTGACAATCATCGTTTATCGCCTCCAATCATAAAAGGAAGGCAGCGTCTCATAAGAGAAGACGCTACCTTTCATGTTTAGCCTTTAGAAGAACCACTGAGTTTCAAAATCTGTACTGCTTCCGGAAGAATCAGCTTGCCATCGACACGTTCCTTTGCTACATAGCCAATCATACCGTTGCCTGCAAAAAGCTCAGTGAGTTGCTTGAAGGAACGAGTACCACGATCACCAATGTTGTAATAGCTGTAATCACCGAAAGCGATAGCATTCTCCGGTGCGTACGCAGAGGTATGAACGGCATAGCCAAGTACCTTATCCGGTTCACCGGACTGATAGGAAGGCTGCCAGATGTATGCACCATTGTTGTCCTTCAGCTTGCGGAGCTGTGCCAACGTCTTATCATTCATGATGAAACTTGCATTCTTGCGATACGGACGATTAAGAGCGTATACCAGGTCAAGCATATCATCAGACTTGATCGCAGCAGAAAGCGTACCTGCTACCGTGCCGCCGCCGGTCGCAGCGAAAAGGCCGGTCGGTTTGCCGGAACCGTCACCGTTGAGAAATGCATCCTCCTCGGCATTTGCCAAAGCCTTACCAAACTGATCGATGATGTAATTTTCAAGACCGAAGGCATTATCATAGAGAAGTTCTTCGGTGACCTTGATAGCTACATGGAGTTTGTGCGCATCCAAAAGGATCTGACTGAAGGTCGCATCCGTAAACTGAAGTGCGCCGCCTTCCTCAATCCATGCTGCAGCAGGCTTGGTCGCTGCAATATTGATTTTGTGCTCGCCGGAAGTGGTAATCTTATGGCCCAGCTTACGCATGATGTTCTCTTCATTCAAAACATCGATAAGACGATGGTCATATTCCTCCGGAACAAGGTAGCCGCCATCGGCATCGACACCTTCCTGCAGGATGTTGGATACCTGACGGAAGTTGGTACGAAGTGCCTGAAGCATACCAGTCTTATATTCATCAGAAGCACGACCGGTCTTTGCAGGCTTCTCAGCTGCAGTAACAGGCTTAGAAGTGAGAGGCTTGTTTACCGGCTTATTGAGCTCTGCCTCCAATGCTTCCTGTCTTTCCAGACGAGCGATTTCTTTGCCAAGGTCAGCGATTTCCTGTTCCATTCTGGAGTAGGTTGCATCATCCTCGGCAGTAAGAGTACCTTTCTCGGTACGGTGAGAATCAAGAAATGCCTTTGCAGCATTCCATGCAGTGTTGCGCTTTTCACGCAGTTCTAAAATTGTCATAATCGAATACCTCCATTAAATGTGTTGTTTGATTAGGTCAAGACGCTCCATGAGTGTATCTACGGAGCGTTCCGGTGTTTCAGGTTTCTTGATGCGGCATTTGGCAGCCAGCTTATCCATAAGGGAATTGGTCACTGCCGCACGGGAGAAGAGCATCGGACCAGCAGCATTATTTTCTACCGGTGTCTCCGCTGGTCTTGTCAGGATTTCATCGGCAAAGCCCATATCGATGGCCGTATGCGCATCCATCCAAGTCTCTGCATCCATGAGATGGGAGAGCTTGGCACGGCTCATACCAGTCTTGATTTCGTAGGCGTTGATGATGGATTCCTTGACTTCATCCAGCATGGCGATAGCCTTCTGCATCTCAGTGGTGTCGCCCATAGTAGCAGTCATCGGGTTATGAATCATGAGCGTGGATACCGGAGATACCAGCACCTTTGTACCTGCCATAGCGATGACGGATGCAGCAGAGGCTGCGATGCCATCAATCTTTACGGTGACATTGCCGGGATACTCCATCATCATGTTGTAAATCTGGGCTGCGGCCACACAATCGCCTCCCGGAGAGTTAATCCAAATGGTGATGTCTCCGTTTCCGGTAAACAGCTCATCTCGAAAGAGCTTAGGTGTGACATCATCGTCAAACCAGCTTTCCTCTGCGATGGTGCCGTTTAGAAACAGCGTCCTCTCCAGTGTTTGCTCCTGTGTCTCCTGATTGGTCACCGTCTGCTTCTTCCACTTCCAGAACTTCTTCATCGTTCTCGTCCTCCTTTCCGGCAGCAGTGGTCGCTGCGAATATTCCTGCATCCTCCAGCTTGGTCATGTTTCCGTTGATGAGATATAAGTCACCACCAAGTTCCGGTGGGATGAGGTCTAGGTTTTCAAGTTCACGGATATCATTTGCGGACATCCAGCCGTTTTGTCTTGCCGTAGCGTAACCGTTCATACGGCTTTGATAATCGCCACGTAAGAGGCCGTCGACATTGAACTTTACAAAATAAGCAGCCTTCTCCGATTCGGATAGAAGGGCACGATTGATGGACTGTTCCCAACGGACAATCCAAGGTTCCAAGGTGTACTTCACAAATTCGAGAGATTGCTGCTCAATATTAGAAAAGCTTGATTTCTCTAGGTCACCGACCATGTGGGGCGGTACTCTAAAGATTCGAGCTATTTCATCAATCTGAAATTTTCTGGTCTCCAAAAACTGTGCTTCATTCGGGGAGATGGAGATAGGCGTATATTTCATGCCTTCTTCCAAAACTGCTACCTTATGAGAATTGTTCCCAGAGAAGCCTTTGGTCCAGCTTTCTCTGACAGCTTCCGGATTTTTTACTGTTCCGGGATACTCTAGAATGCCTCCCGGTGTGGCTCCGTTTGCAAAGAACTTAGCACCATATTCCTCCGTAGCAATGGCAAGACCGATAGCGTTCTTCGCCATAGCGATGGGAGAGTAACCGACCAGACCATCAAAGCCGAGACCCGGAACATGGAGCACATCCGACGGTTTCAGGATGACTGTTCCATTTTTCATGGTAGGTGCATCGGAGTCCTGCATCTGATATTGGTAGTAGAGGTGACCTTTATCGTCACGGTCTACGCTCATTCGATTGGCCATCAGCGGATAGAGAGCGACGACTTCACCCTTGCCATTTCGGATAATCTGCGCATAGGCATTTCCATAAAGGAGCAGGTGTGTCATCAAGGTCTCACGGAAGACAAAGGAGGTCATTTCCGGATTTGGCTCATCGTGAATCAGTCGATACAGCGGATGCTTGATAGCTTTTTCCTTGCCACCGGAGCCAGTGTATTTGTAAACATGGACTGGAAGGCCAGCGATGGACTCGGAGAGAATCCTGACGCAGGCATAGACTGCAGTCATCTGCATAGCGCTTCGTTCATTGACGGATTTGCCAGAGTTGCTGCCACCAAAGAGAAAACGGTAGGCGCTACCATTGGTGCTGTTGGTGGGATTGTCTCTGGAATGAAACAGTCCTGATAAGAATCCCATAGGTCATCACTTCCTTTCAGATAAACAAAATGCCTCTGTCATCGTAGACAGAAGCACCGGTATTATTTCCACAGCGGATAGCACGGTCAAGTCCCATGATAGTAGCGACAGCACCGTCGATTTTCTCTGTGGATTTTTCTTTGTCAGCTTTTACATTGCCAGCTGGGTCAGTACGGATATAGATGTTATCCATCATCCAGCGGAGTACCGGATGCCCACCGTGAGCCAGTTTCTGCTCCAGCGTTAGTTTCATGAGTTCCTTGGTCGGTGGGGACATATCCTTAAATCCCTGACCGAAAGGAACAACGGTAAAGCCCATACCCTCAAGGTTCTGTACCATCTGGACAGCTCCCCAGCGGTCAAAGGCTATCTCTCTAATATTGAAACGTTCTCCAAGTCGCTCGATGAATTTCTCGATGTAACCGTAGTGGACGACATTTCCTTCAGTTGTCTCCAGAAAGCCTTGTCGTTCCCAGACATCGTAAGGGACATGGTCTCGTCGGACTCGAAGCTCCAATGTATCTTCCGGTATCCAAAAGTACGGAAGGATGCAGAATTTATCATCCTCATCCAGCGGAGGAAATACCAGCACGAAGGCAGTAATATCCGTTGTGGAAGAAAGGTCCAGACCACCGTAGCAAACACGGTCTTCCAGCGCTTCTTCATCAACCTTGAAGGAGCAAGCATCCCATTTCTCCATTGGCATCCAGCGGACAGCCTGCTTGACCCATTGATTGAGCCTGAGTTGTCTAAAGGAGTTCTCCTCACCGGGATTCTGCTTGGCAGATTCACAGGCAGCTTCGACTTTATCGATACCGACTGTAATACCGAGAGAAGGGTTTGCTTTCTTCCAGACCTCTGGGTCCGTCCAGTCATCGGTTTCATCGGCACCGTAGATGACAGGATAGAAGGTCGGGTCAATCTTTCTGCCTTCTAGGATATCCTTAGCTTTCTGGTGAGTTTCATAGCAGATGCTATTGGTGTCTGTTCCGGCAGTCGTAATAAGGAAGTAGAGTGGCTGCGTTCTGGCATCACCAGAGCCCTTGGTCATAACATCAAAGAGTTTTCGATTCGGCTGAGTGTGTAGCTCATCAAAAACAACTCCGTGAATATTAAAACCGTGCTTGGAGTAGGCTTCTGCAGATAGTACCTGATAGAAGCTGTTGGTCGGTTGATAGACGATACGCTTCTGGGAGGCGAGGATTTTTACTCGTCTATTCAGTGCAGGACACATACGCACCATATCAGCAGCTACGTCAAAAACGATAGTTGCCTGTTGGCGGTCAGCTGCACATCCATAAACCTCAGCTCGTTCTTCACCATCACCACAGGTAAGGAGCAGGGCGACGGCAGCAGCAAGCTCGGACTTTCCCATTTTCTTAGGAATTTCTACATAGGCAGTATTGAACTGGCGATAGCCATTTGGCTTTAAGGTTCCGAAGATATCTCTGATAATCTGTTCCTGCCAGTCTATGAGCTCAAAGGGTTTACCGGCCCATGTGCCTTTGGTATGGCAGAGACACTCAATAAAATTGACTGCGTAATCCGCCATCTGTTTACTATAGGTGGAGTCCGCAGCCATGAAGCGTGTCGGTGTGTAGTTTTCAAGTTTACGCAAATGTATGCGCCTCCTTTCACAGAAATAAAAATAGCCGCCCGGTGGCGACGTCTATAACGAGAAACAGCCCCATCCGGGACCGTCCTGCCTGATATTCTTTTCAGGTGGTTAGTTGTGTTTGTTCAGAAGAATGCAAAGCGCCATTTCTGCTTCTTTGCAGGTTGGTTTGATGTCCCAGCCTCTGTCGTAGTTGGCAATCCACTCGCCGTCCATCTTCAGGCTGAGCTTGGAAATCTTACCTCCGTTGATGCCGTAGTCTTCACTTGGCTCATCAAAGTGCTTGACCCAGTATTTAACCTTCTTGTATTCTCCGTCCTTTGTTGGGATTCCGATGATTCCTTCTTTCCACATGGTTTATGCCTCCTTTATCGTCATCTTGATTGCAGGGATGAGGGCGTGTTTGCCGGTCTTCCAATCGGTGTAGCGTGCCTTTACCGTGGTAAGGCCTGCCATGCTGATTCCTTGTTTTTCGAAGGCTGCGAGGGTTTCGATGAGGCTTGAGAAGGTGGAGCTGATGGTGAATTCGGTGATGTCGTTGGCTCTCAAGGTCTGGGCGATTTCTTCGATGTCGTAATCCCCAATGACCTCGTTGAAGTCGATGAGCTCGTTTCCGGTTTCCTTGCTAGTTCTGTAAGCCCAGAATAAGGTTCCGTTGATTCCAAGTTCCTTTAGGCTTCTTGCGTTCTGCTCGATGGCTTCTTCAAATGTTCTGATTTCTTTCATGGTAGGTTCCTCCTAAAAATGTGTTTTCCCTTTTGGTAGTACTATATATCACTCTAAAGGCACATAATAGCAAGTCAATTCGAGCCATATAGTACACAAATATTCAGGGAGAACACTGTGAAACTAGGAGAAATGTTAGATATCAAAGTGATAAACTTTCTGGATATTATTGCCTATTGAAATTTCATAGTATGATCCACAATCTCTGCACATATTAGCTTTTGTCCAAGGACCTTCGAAGATAATATAAGTCGTGGAAGTACCATCTTCAAAAGTGACTAATAAACAGTTGGTTGTTTTAACCGTCCATCCAGGGTTAATATCTTCATAATATTTTATTTCAGACTCTGATAGGTGAGAATTAAGTATTTTATAATTCATATACATGGTTCCTTTCTTAAGAGATTTGATGCAATTTATGCAAGTGCATGCATAATAATAGGAGAATCAGATCCTGCATAGTCAAGTGCACGTATCGTGTTATAATTGATCCACTCCTCAGCATCTATTTCTTCAAAGCCTTCTTCTTCAACGAGCCATCTAACCATTTTAGCGTAATCATAGATGGCACGGTTATTCTCTGTGACTCCGATTAAAGCGTCATCGTAAGAGTAATCAGTTAAAAGTTTTATGCGATTAATATCATAATCAGCTAATTTATCAAAGCTCGTCATATATAGTATTTCCTTTCTCAATAAAATTATCGAAACATAAATTGTGTGTCATCATCAATCCAGATGTGCATATCATCGGCAGTTAGTATTGCGTGATCGGAATGAATTTCAGTGATGATCCCTTGTGTGATACTGTCTCCATCAAATTCATGTGTTTCATAAATAGTGACTCTTCCTATATCCCAATTTCTCCAATCCTTTCGAACTGTGTCACCGTTAGTATTTCTTTCTACAAAGGTTAATAGAGCAAGTAGACGTTCTATCTTTTGATGTGCATCAAATTCAGACACAATAATGGAATAGTAGAGATCTTCTGAATCTGGTTCATAAAACAAACGAAAATAATCTAACGCATCGCGGCGTGTTTTAAATTCATATGTTTTGATCCTCATTTTTTCACGGCATTTAAATATTACGAAGTATTGATTATTCATTTGAGACCTCCTTACAACGGTCAACGCCGTAGATGACGTTGAGGCCGGAGCCATTGTCCCAGTCTACCATGATGCTTCCAGTATCGTCTACACCGATGACGGTGCCTTGGGTTCCGGTCGGTGGGGCCTGCACATCATCCATGCATACAAGCTCCACACGGGTACCCGATGGGTACTGGAGGCGCAGGACCTCCACTGTTTCCCTATTCGGAAATTGCATGGCCCTCACCTCCTTTGAAAGCACTGTTGCCAGGAAGCATCCGTATCAGAATCTTGCGGTCTGTTTTGTACTCATCACCGATGAAACCGAGGCGCAGAAGAAAGCAGCGGAATGCGTAGCGTTCGTTGTCGACCGGCTTTTCCTTGGCGTTGACACGTTTCTGTCGTGTGCTCATTTCACAGAGAGCTGCGATGAGGTTACTGTAGGCTCTGATTTCATCGGCCTGCGGAAGTTCGGAAAACCAAGGAAATGAAATGCTGTCCTCATGAAGTTCGAAGCTCAGGTTATCAATGTGAAGTGCGTGCTTGATGAGGGAGCCTTTGGCTTCCAGGAGATTTGTGAGGTTTTCAACATTAACCTTATCTAGCGGAATGGTAATGGTAAGGCCGGTTTCTTCCGTAGGTGCCGCTTCCTGTACCTCAGCCGGGTGGAAGTCTGTCTCTTCTGGACGATAGCCGCCTGCATCCAAGAGGGTGAGAAGCTCGTCGAATTCTTCCTTGGTCATTGTGTCCGGGCTTTCGATGTTTCCTTCTCGTGTCAGAAGAAGGTCACCAATCTGGTAGCCATAGGAAGGGGCTCTCAGGTATTTCGGTTTGGTGTTCTTGTACTTGCCAAGCAGGTCTGCCAGCGGCTTTCTTTCGGTTACGTTTAAGATGATATTCATGTAGGTATCCTCCTTTGTTTTGGTAGTACATATATCACTCTGATGGCACATAATAGCAAGCGATATCGGAGAAAAATATCGACAAATATGTGCCTTCTGAATTGTGTACTCTACCTACTTACAAAAGAGTGGCATCCTCAGCTTTCGGTGCGATTTCATCATAGGAATAGGTCAAGCAATCACGGATGACGGAGACCTTTGCAGAGGAACCGACCTGCTCAATGTAGCGCTTGACGATGACATCGCAGAACTTTTCATCCAGCTCGATGGTATGGCAGATACGACCGGTCTGTTCACAGGCGATAAGCGTGCTGCCGGAACCACCAAATGGGTCAAGGACCAGAGAATTGGTCATGCTGGAATTCATAATCGGATAAGCCAGAAGAGGGATAGGCTTCATGGTCGGATGGTCGCCGTTCTTCTTAGGCTTATCAAATTCCCAGATGGTCGTTTCCTTGCGTCCGGTATACCACTGATGCTTGCCGGATTTCTTCCACCCGAAGAGGCAAGGTTCATGCATCCACTGGTAAGGGCTACGTCCGAGGACAAGGGACTGCTTTTTCCAGATGCAGCAGCCAGAAAGGTAGAAACCAGCATCAGCAAATGCTCTGCGGAAGTTAAGGCCCTCGGTGTCTGCATGAAAGACGTAGATAGAAGCGTCATCTGCCATTGACTCGTACATGCGAGTGTAGGCATCCAGTAGGAACTGATAGAAAGCACTGTTTTCCATATTGTCGTTCTTAATCTTACCGGCGCTTCCTTCGTAATTGACATTGTACGGAGGGTCCGTCACGACCAGATTTGCCAGCTTACCATTCATCAGAAGCTCATAGGTCTCAGGCTTTGTGGAATCACCACAGACCAGACGGTGGTCACCAAGAAGCCACAGGTCACCAGCCTTGGAGAAGGTAGGTTTTGCAAGCTCGGCATCCACATCGAAGTCATCATCCTGAACACCTTTCTTCGTATCTTCTCTAAACAGGTCCTCCAGTTCTTCCGGCTCAAAACCGGTAAGGGAGACATCGAAGTCTGCACCCTGCAGGTCAGCAATGAGGAGGGCCAACTTGTCGTTATCCCATTCACCGCTGATTTTGTTAAGTGCAACATTCAGAGCTTTTTCTTTCTCTTCATCCATTTCGACGATGACGCATTCCACTTCGGTGATGCCCATATCGATGAGAACCTTCAGTCTCTGATGACCACCAACGACACGAGAAGTGGTGGCGTTCCAGATGACCGGCTCCACATATCCGAACTGCTCGATGGAGCGTTTCAGTTTTTCATATTCTTTGTCACCGGGCTTCAAATCCTTACGAGGATTATAATCCGCAGGAAGAAGCTGCGAGACGTTTTTCTTTTCAATCTGCATGGTATCCCTCCTTAGAACAATCCCCATTCAGCGAACTTTTCAAATCCGCCGATGGATTTTATATATTCCGCAGCGATAGCCACCAGCTCACTGTAGGGATGACCATCAATGGTGTTATCACCGATAGCGCAGCAGATGGTTACCGGCTCACCAGTTTCCTGAGCTTTTAGGAAAGCGTAGATGTTGAGCGTGACATCTGCCTTTGACAGGTCCTTCCCGTGAAGACCACCGCCAGTAACGGAGTCAGCCATATCACTTCCGAGCTTTCTGTTGGTAGCACCGCTGTCTACATCAATGCCGCCGGTCCAGTCACTGAGCGGATTGACCTCAGCATGCGGATATTTCTGTTTTAGTTCCGAAGTAGCTACGTGGCTCTGACAGAGGATGAGTCTTGCTTCATCGAGAATGTACTTTCCATCAAAGGGATAGGCACTGTAGATTTCTCTGGCAATCTTCGAGATTTCCTTCTGTTCCTCTGTAAGCGGCATGCCTTTGAAGATGCCGTTATCACCGCAGCGGATGTCCTTGGCCTGATTCTCAGCAAGGTGGACATCCTGCGGAACAATCTGAATGAACACACGAATGCCGGGAGCAAGACGCTCTACGATAAAAGCGACATCCGTCTTATCGATTGGAGCAGAGGTTTCGATAACGACATGACCGTAGCCATGTCCGATGAGAACCTCGACAGCGATTTTGGGAGCATCATCTGTTTTATAAGCAAGGTCGACGATGGCTCCGGCAATCCTGTCTGCAATCTTATCCGGATGCGCTGGATTTACTTTTTCAATCATAGTTAATTTCCTTTCCGTGCCAGTAGGAGACGCTCCATCACATCATCCTGTGGAGTAGCGCCATTATATTCGGTGGCACAATTCTCTTTTACAATTTGGTATATCTCCATCCAGAGACGATTGGTCTGGCTCATGAAGTTCTGACTCATGGCCACATAGGGAGACTGGATAGCATTGCCGGTCGTCGGATGTTTTGCAAGGAATCCAAACTCTGTGATAGCTTCCTCACATTGAATCCAACGAGCAACACTCATGGCGTAGCGCTCCAAAAGCTCCGGAGAGACGAGAGCAGCGCAGCCACGTTCATGCAGCCAGTTCCATGTTTTCTTGTAGACATCTGCAGCAACGAGCTTTTTGCCGTTCTTTTGCTTAGCAGATAACATCTTGGATGGTTTGGGCATCGGCTGACCTTCTAAATCGACGGTGCTGTCTGTGAAGTCGATGACAGTCAACTCACGTTTGCCTGGGTTTCCCTCAGCGATTCTCTCAGCTAAGGGCTTTTTCTTGGCTCCAGCGCCGATACGAGCGCCGCCACGGTTTGTACCGTCCTTAGCCATTTTTATACCTCCAGTTCAGGGGCCTATATACCCCGTTTGAAATTGCGACTTTGTGCGTGAGACCCCACGCCCGTTCCCCGGTGACTTCACCGTAGAGAAGTAGACCGCCCCTGCCGGTTGTGCCAACGGTCGCCATGTTCTGCATGAATTTTGGCATGGCAGGATTTGCAAAGAGCCATCAAGTTTTCTCTATCATGCGTTCCACCTTGTGAAAGAGGTTTTACATGGTGTATCTGCTCGGTTGGTGTGTAGACATCATTCTCAAGACACCTCTCACAAAGAGGATGGGCAGCAGCATAGCTGTCACGGATACGTTTCCATGCACGTCCGTAGCGACGTTTGGTAGCTGGATCTCTGTCGTACTTCTCGTAGCGTTTGGCTTCCGTCTTTTCATGCACTGGACAGAAGCGTCCGTCTGTCAGATTAGGGCATCCGGGATAGGAGCAGGGACGTTTTGGCTTTCTTGGCATCGTATTCCTCCTTCCGTTTTGGCATAAGAAAAGCCCTGTAGGATTGACTCCCACAAGGCTCTCTGCGATTATCACTTTCGCTATTGTAATATTATCATAAGAAAGGACTCTCATTCTATCACATTAACTCTCATCTATATGTGGAACCACGATTTCTTTTAATGCTGCGCTATGCATACGATGTATGTGTTGCATAGAGTAGTTCAGATCCACTGCTATCTGTTCCCAAGTGATGAAGCAGAGATAGCGTTTTTCCAGTAGCATCTGATATTCTACGTTGGGAACAGCATGGATAACACCCATGATTTCTTTCTTTAAATCCACCAGCTTTTCGATGTCTTTCTTCAGGCCATCCTCCAAATCAATGATTTTCAAAATGGCATCTTCCATTCTGGAACCACCGTGATTTGGGTTTCTCGGCATATCTGAAATGGTAGAAGTACATTTGGTAGCAAGATCATTTAAGGATGTAATCTGTTGAGTCTTTGATGTGATGCGTTCATCAAGATAGCGAGCCTGTAATAAATATTCTTTTGCGTTCATGCTTTACCTCCGAATTGTTTTATTTCCCTCGGATTTGCACGGATTGTCGTGTTTTGTCAAAGACTGTCATAGATTTGCTTTTACCGCATCGATAAGGGCATTCTGTGTCAGCTTCTTCTTGGAGAGAGCCTTCAAAATACGCTCATCAATGGTTCCTTTTGTGATGATATGCTCTATCACCACGGTTCCGGAGGCTTGTCCCTGTCTCCAAAGTCGAGCGTTGGTCTGCTGATATAATTCCAGTGACCATGTCAGCCCGAACCAGATAAGGGTGGAACCGCCAGCCTGTAGATTGAGTCCATGACCGGCGGATGCAGGGTGGATGACTGCGACCGGGATTTTTCCGGCATTCCAGTCGGCGATGTCCTTGCTGGATTTTATCTCTCTTACATCAAAGCGCTTTTTGATACGGTTAAGGTCGTGCTTGAACCAATAGGCTACAAGAACAGGTTTGCCATTGGCGGATTCAATGATGTCCTCCAGAGCATCCAGCTTTCTGTCATGAAATTCGATGATGTCACTAGTGTCGGAATAAATGGCACCATTTGCAAGCTGGGACAATTTTCCGGTGAGAGAAGCGGCATTTGCTGCGGTGATTTCTCCATCAGGGAGTTCTAACACCAAGTCGCTCTTTAATTCCTCGTATCTGGCAACTTCATCTTCGGATAAATGAACCTCATACTCGGAAGAGATGAGTTCAGGCATCTGCAGATGGTCTGTTGATTTCATGGAAATGGTGATATCAGAAATTTGACTATAGATACGTTCCTCCGCGTAGGGCTGTGGCTTATAGGAATAGATGATCTGACCATTCCTTTTGTCTGGTACAAAGTAGTTGTTTCGGTACTCGGTAATGAAGCGACCGAGGCGTTTTCCTAAATCCAGTAATCGAAACTCGGCCCACAAATCCATGAGACCATTACTACTTGGTGTTCCGGTCAGGCCAATGATGCGCTTGATGCTGGGTCTTACCTTCAGCAGAGATTTGAACCTCTTTGAATTGTGATTCTTGAAGGAAGAGAGCTCGTCGATGACCACCATATCGTAGTCGAAGGGAAAGCCACTGGACTCGATGAGCCATTGCAGGTTTTCTCTGTTGATGATGGTGATGTCTGCACCTGCCATCAAAGCTGCTCTTCGCTCTTTTGGCGTTCCCACACAGACAGCGAAGGTCAAATGCTTCAGATGCTGCCATTTCCTGATTTCGGCAGGCCATGTATCTCTGGCTACTCGAAGTGGGGCGACTACCAGAATGCGATGGGCCTCAAAGCTGTCGAACAGCAGGTCTGCGATGGCAGTCAGGGAGATGACTGTTTTTCCAAGACCCATATCGAGCAGGACTGCTGCCATAGGATGTGTCTCAATATAATCAATGGCGTAGGCCTGATAATCATGAGGTGCGAAGTTCATCAATCATCCCTCCGATCTGCTCGATGCTGTCAATCACATACACCTGAAAGCCCAAAGAGCGAAGGAGCCTGTGACGTGCTTTTTGCAATGGGCGTGGGGATTCTCCCGGTGCCTTTAATTCTGCAAAGGCAAACTTCCCATCAGGTAATAAGATAAGGCGGTCGGGCATCCCTGCGAAAGAAGGAGCCACGAACTTTGGTGCGATACCACCAGCCTTTTTTACTGCGGTTGTCAATTTCTTTTCTATCGTTTTTTCTAACATACTTGTCCTCCATCAGGCCGTTAATTTGAAGAGGTGCAAGGTGTATCAATGGTATTTTCCATACTTTTTCTTATTGATATTTTTATAGGGCTAAGAAAAGTTTTATATAACACATTGATACACCTTGTCATTTATGGCCTTAATTCATAAAATCCTCGTCTGCACCAGTGTCCTCACGTAAGCGCAGACCCTTAAAGTAACGCTTTCTGCTCACGGTGATTCGCTCAAATCCAGCCTTCTCCAGAGCAAAGTAGAAGTCAGCCGTACTGCGCACATACTCGTTGCAGTCCAGAGAATAGTTGCGGTAGGCCTGATAAAGAGAAGAGGAGCTTTCTTTATAGGACGGGTCTACCTCGCATTTATCAGCAAGGAAGTGGCCGAACCAGTCGTTCTGACTGCGGTATTCATCTATGGCTTTCTGCACTAGGTCCGGCACGGGAACCTGGTAATCAGACTCGATGACCTTCTTGGCACCTTCGATGACCCACGCCAAAATGCTGCCACCAGCGTTGTCGTAAAGGTACTCGCTATAATTCTTGATGTCGCTACTGCCGGTAATCTTGGCATTGAACGGGATGACGATGAGTCGTCTCCAGATACCATCATCGGATGCAGAAACACGAGGCAGATGGTTGGTATAGAGCACCAATGTGTGGCAGGGTTTGAAGGAGAACGGGTCCTTGTATTTCTTTTCTGCAAAGACATCATCGGTGGAGCAGAGCTGTTTGACGGTAGAATCATTCAGACGAGCACCTTCCTGCATTTCGGCAGCAATGAGGAGCCTTTTACCCTTGACCTCAGCCATTTCCGGCTTGATGTTCCTG